GCTTCTATTTGTGTAAGAATCTTATTACCTAAAGCTATAGACATAGGTACATTACTAGCAGAACCTTGTTCGTATCTATCTATTAACATTCTAAACCATTTAGATCTGATTGTTTTAAATTCACGTTTAACTTGTGCTTTAGTTAGTTTCTTCTTAGGCATTATAGACTCCTTAAGTATGCAAAATCAATATTAGAAACACCACCACTGTTATTGGTAATACTGAATTGAAGTAGCTTTTGGGTTTGTAATTGGTTAATTATAGGAAATATATTCCAGACGTTAGCCGTCATTGACTCTGAAGCATCAAATAAAAGATTGTCCATGTCAGACCTCCTAAAGGCTCCTTTCAACGGTGCTGCTGCATTAACAGGTGCTAAATTGGCAAATGGATGATTAGCCGGCCCCATAACTGCGGCTACTGCATAAGCGCCAGCGTTTGAGGGTCTGAGAGCGAATATAACAGTACTGTATCCTGTCATGTCAATATAGTCGGGTGTTGCTTGAGGACTTAAAACAACGGCACCATTAGCCACGCTTTCATGTGTTGCGTCAATTGTAAAGTTTTGGTCGCTTAGTGTAATCCCTTGCCATTGTCCTGTTTGTACATCAATGTTTCCAGTGTTAACAGATGGGATTAACAGTTGGTCAACTTCTATGGTGTCATTAACTGCGGTTGAGGGTAAGCCTTCTTTGTACGAACTACCCCAAGGGCTGTTTGATTTGCGTCTGGGCAAATTTAAGCAAACTGCGCCGTAACGACACAATCAATCGTGGCCGCTGAGGTGGTTGCAATTTCATAAGAACAGGAATTTCCTGGCTGCACTGCAAGGTCTGTATCAATACTAACGTACATCATAGTTGAACCAACAGATGACGGCATGGCGGATAATCCACCACAATTAAAAACTTGGTCGCCTTCTCTCATGGCATTGCCTTTTATAGCGACTAAACCACAAAATTCTTCTATTGCATCGACAGAAAATGATACTGTTATATTTTTTATTGAACTCACATTTGTGGGTACAGTAAAACTACTCGATACTGTTCCTGCTCCGAGAGCCGATAATGCTTGGAATGTCCCAGCAGTCGTGGTACTTTGTGTTACGCTTCGTGTTATTGCTATACTCATTGTTATTTCCTATTTTACACGCGGAGTTTTAACGGTCCCACGGCCCCGAGTATTTTATTTCCGCCTAAGCTAGATACAACTAACTTAGCGGCTAGCGTACCAGCGCCAATTTTTATGAAATCTTGTTTATTGGATTTAAATGCATTTGATAATGTATCTAGTCCGCCTTTTAAATCTCCCTTAATCATCTGTTGTGCTGCTGAACCTGCGTTAGCTGCATCTAAGAATGCTAAACCTGCCCCCGTTTCCAATAAATTTATTGAAAATGAGCGTTTTCTGCGTACTGACCTCTTCTTTCTTCTAACTACCATTTTTGTCCTTGTGGGGGTGATGCCTAACATAACCCCGACTAACTCATTTATGAGTAGCTACTTAACTTTAGTGCGTGTCCAATTGGCGTACTCATCGCGCTTTGATTTGAAGTATTCACCTATTGCTTGTTCGACGACAATCGACCTAGTTATCTTACGGGTGCCCATCATTCCCTGTCTTGCATTTAGATATTTTATTAAATGGTCTATATAGTAAACTGTCTGCCGCTCAAACCTTAGACTTACTGTTGTCTTAGGTGGCCAACTTGCTTTACGGCCCATTATTCCATGTACTCCTGGCATCGGCGACACCATATCCCATGATTGTTTTTTGTTAATGCTGTAAGTGTTCCATCCGTACACAACATCATTCCGCATTTATCACAAGGTCCTTCTATGTCTCCTTCTTCTAGATCCATTAACAAAGGAAATGCTAATTCTCTTAATCTCTTTTCTACTTTCTTAGATGGATTCGCCCGCAATAAAGCAGACAGTGCTAACGTTTCTACGATTCGGTCTAATTGTTTTTCTAGTCCAAAGTTCAAGGTCTCACCAATACTAGATTAAGAAACTACTATATATAAATTATGTATATAAGAAATAAAAGAACTAAGGGTAACACTATAAGTTATATAAGAAACAAGTATACTACTATACAGTTTATTTCGTACTTATATAATATATAATACTATATTGGTACTATTTTAGGCCTAGTTTAGAGCTCTGTTTGGGCTGTTTTTGGCCTGTTTTAGGGCTGTTTGGGGCCATTAAGTCACCTAAATTGCCCCTTTTCATCATGTATTCGGCAACAAAGCCCATTATAGGATTGTCTTTTGTAATTGCTTTAATTGTTGAGGCTCCAGTTACATCATCTAGTTTCTTACTAGCTGCCCCCAGGGAACCAAAAAAAGATTTCTGAAAGAGTTCTAGTTTATCATGCATCCTATCCTCTATTTCGTCAACTATGACACTTAAGGCAGTAACTAATGTTTCGTCTGATTCGTCTGATTCGACCCATGTAGTCCATTTCTGACGCGATAACTCCGCTATATATTGCGATAAGAACCAATAAAAGACAGTCCAGACAAAAGCATATGCTAGTAATATGTAGGCATCAATTTCCATTTATCTTCCTTTAGGTATTACTAAACAAGACCACAAACCAGTAAGCGGATCCTTATAGGCATAATGACCGGGACCACATATTGGTTTAATGTTTACATTTTGAGGGTTCTTTTCTTTAGGAGGGCCTATAGTCGGTGAGACCCCAGAGCCCTCGAAAAGCTTAAACAAAACAATTAATGGTCCTAAGTTCATCGACCACCTGGTCCAGGTGGTGTTGTTGGTTCATCAGATCTTTCTCTGTTAAAGAAATTAATTATATCGTCTAAGCGTATTACTCCAGGAAATAATTTTTCTGCTCCAGATAATATTTGTCCTGCTGGAAATAAAAGTTGAAGCCTTAAACTTTGGTCAGATGTTATTTCTCCCGAGTCCTCAACTATTTTTAAAAAAGCTTTCCATAAGATAGGAGTAAACAATGCTAACCCCCCAACTCCTAATAATAAGGGGGTATTTTCATTGCTTAATAATGCGACAACGTCATCATGGCGTCGTTTATCGTTTACTGCTTGCTTTTGGTCCTTTGTTACTTTCTCTAGTGTATAACCATCGGGTATAAGTGCGTAAGCCATCAGTCGTTATCCTGCTGCAATTCCTTCCAGGCTTCCAGTACTTGCTGTCCTCTAAACACCAATTCAGCCCAAATGCTAACACGGCTCATTTAACCTTATTTTCTACGGCTTCTATTTGTGTAAGAATCTTATTACCTAAAGCTATAGACATAGGTACATTACTAGCAGAACCTTGTTCGTATCTATCTATTAACATTCTAAACCATTTAGATCTGATTGTTTTAAATTCACGTTTAACTTGTGCTTTAGTT